GCAGGGCAAGTTATTGGTCAAGGATTCTCTGGTAAGAAAACTCAAATGGGAGTCAAGATGTCTAAGACTGTCAAAAAGGTAGGATCTCTTAACTTAAAGACACTCATAGAATCAGATAAAATAATATTCAAGGATTATGAAATCATATCAGAACTAACAACATTCATACAAAAAAATAATTCATTCGAGGCAGAAGAGGGATCCAATGATGATCTTGCCATGTGTTTGGTTATATATGCATGGTTAGTTCAAAACGATTACTTTAAAGAACTCACTGATCAAGATGTAAGAAAGAGATTATATGAAGAGCAAAAAAATCAAATAGAACAAGACATGGCTCCATTCGGATTTATGATAGATGGGTTAGATGACAGTAGTTTTGTAGATGCAGAGGGAGATCGATGGAATAAAGCTGATGAGTATGGAGATCGATCATTTATGTGGGAGTATATGTAAAAGT